GCAGTATGGGAGGCCATAAAACCGCAAATCGCTGCTAATCAGCGTAAATACGAAGCAGGTTTGCGTGGTGGGAAACCAAAGGCTAACCAAGACCTAACCATACCCGAACCATCCCCTAACCTAATGTATAATGATAATGGAAATGATAATGAGAATGTAAATGAAAAGGAGAATGAAAAGGACAATGGAAAGGACAATGAGAATGACCAGAGGTTTGACCAATTTTGGACAACATTCCCACGCAAGACCGACAAGGCAAGAGCCAAGCGTTCCTTCCTACGCCTAACTAAGACCGAGCAAGAACTGGCGGTCAGCAACATTCAACGCCTATATGCTCAAACCCCTGCACAATTCGTTCCGCATCCTTCCACCTACCTCAACGGCAAGCGATGGGAGGACCAAGCCATCCAACGTACACCTAACTTCGCATACTCAAACCTAACCTCCGATGATGAACCCTTACCAGTTGTCCGCTGAACGAAAGTTACTCGGCTGCCTCATGGACAAGTTCGTAAACCGAACCGTCCTACTAACCCAAATTCCTGAACGCCTATTCACAGGCAACAACGTCCTCCTGTACCGGGCCATTGAATACCTCCACAAAGCAGAGCGAGAGGTGGATGTCGTTACCGTCTACAAGTACCTTGCAGATCAAGGCCAAGCCCATGTCCTCCTCGAAGGCATCGACCCCGAAGCGGGGCTTGTCAGCAACTGGAAGACCTACGCATCCGACCTCCACGACCTTTGGAAGGAACGTGAAGAAGCAAGAATCATGGAAGAACTCGCCCATGACCGGGACATACCCAAAGCCTTCCAACGCTATCAATCCATCCAAGCCGTTGAGTCCAACGCCTCCGAATCATCCGCTCACGAACTTGCCAAGGACTTCCTCGTCAACATGAACGAGGTCCGGGAAGGAAGACGCAAAGACCAAATCTACCAAACCTTCATCCGACCGCTCGACAACATCTGCACCGGGTTCAAGCCGTCCGAGTTCATCCTCGTAGGCGGTCGTCCTGCAATGGGCAAGACCCTGCTTGCCCTCCAAATAGCGATGAACCAAGCCATGGCCGATATTCCCGTCGTATTCTTCACGATGGAGATGTCCGCTGATCAACTGACCCAGCGGATGCTTTCCAACCTTGGAACCATGGACGGGGCAGCATTCCTGAAACCCGACGAGCGAATCAGCACCGAGCAGTTCCTGACCTTGGCACAAAAGGCTGACCAACTCAAAGGGAAGCCTCTCTACATCGTGGACCTGCACCAAGCAAACCTCGACCGCATCGAGGGCGAAATCGCTAAACTCAAGGCCAAGTTCGGAATCGTTGGTTTCTACCTCGACTACCTGCAACTTGTAGAACCTGCCAAGATTGACAAGCCCAAGCCCAAGATTGAGCAGATGACCAACATCTCCAAACAACTCAAAGCAATCTGCAAGAGGCAGAAGGTCTTCGGGGTCGTGGTTTCTTCGCTCTCACGGGCAACCGAAGGCAGGGCTGATCATCGGCCCATCATGTCTGACCTACGGGAAACAGGGCAACTGGAGTTCGATGCCGATAAAATTGCCTTCGTGTACCGCCCCTACGAACACGATAAGAACGCAGAGCAGGACCTAATGGAGGTCATCTTCCGGAAGAACAGGAACGGAAGCCTTGGAATCGCCCAAGTCCAATGTCAACTGCCTTACACCAAAGCCAACGAATATCCCCTATGACACCCGAATACACCCTGCAAGCCGCTTGCGTCAAGTTGTTCAAACTCCTAAAGCCCTACGAGGAAGGGCGGTTGTTTCTGAACCTCAACAACCCCCGAAGCCGAACGAACGGTCATTTTCTCAAAGGCATCGGACTAACCGCTGGGGTTGCAGACATGACCTACCTATCGGACAAAGGTGCTATCTTCTTGGAGTTCAAAGCCAATAAGGGCAAGCAGTCCCTCTCCCAAAAGTGGTGGCAGGGGGTGGTTCAAGAAGCAGGGTATCGATACGAGGTCATCAGGAGCGTTGAGGATTTTCAAAGAGTGGTTGCAAGTGTGGAATAGTTGTGTAGATTTGAAACTATACCCAATCGGATATAATTTATAGAAAAACCCAAAATTTATACGCATTCGGGTATAATGTAAAGAAAAACCCAAAAACTATACACATTCGGGTATAACCGTCAGCCTCTGGTCTTACCAAACCTCCCCCAGCGTCAGCCTATAACCTTACCAACCAAACCCCAAACCCATGAAAACCACACCCACCGACTTTCGACGCTGGCAACTTCACATCCGCAAGGAGTGCGTCAACTGCAACCGACCCGACAAATCCGAAACCATTAAGCCTTGGTCCGTGAACTGGACCCTGCTCGGTCGTATCCTCCAAGCCAAAAACGCCTGACCATGGAATGGATAAAATGCTTGGATCGGATGCCGGAACCTTACGAGCCAGTCCTGATTTTCACGACCGACATGAATCAAGCCTACGCATGGCTTGGAGATGGCCGTTGGTACTACGAACACCAAACTTGGTTCCTAATCGAAGTAAGCCATTGGATGCCCCTACCCCCTAACCCGTTCTAACATGGACCTAATATCACGCACCATCCTTGGATATACCGCAGAGGTTGTCGGAGTCAGCCCGGATGACATCTTGAGCGAAGTCAAGACCCAAGAACTGGTGCTGGCTCGAAGCATCTTTGCCGACATCGCCTACTCGGAATACCTCTACACCTACTGCCAAATCGGGCGAATCATCAAGAGGAATCACGCAACGGTCATGCATAACCTCGAAATCCTTGCGATAAACATGAGAGCAAGACCGGACATTAAATTCCTTCGTACACAGGTTTTAAACAGGACACGGGATTTTTTGCAACATTAACAACAACCCCCTCCATCTTTGCGTGAGTGAACGCAGAGAGCATCGTCCTTGACCTGTATCGAAGCGGAGAAATCCGCAAGGCTTGCCTCACCATTACGGGGGGCAATCCGCTTTGGAAGGACCTCGAACAAGAGGTCGTCCTGATTCTGCTCGAAAAAGACCCCGACAAGATTACCAAGATGCAGGTCCAAGGCTACCTGCGATTCTACATCGTTCGTTTGATAATGAACCTGTACCGGGGCAACAACAACCAGTTCGCCAAGAAGTACCGCCATCACGACGAGAGGGTCGAAGTGGATCCCGAAACTCAAGAACTAAGCAAAGACTACGACTCCCTGCTCGACGACCTTTGGGCTATTGCCCAGCAAGAGATGGACTCTTGGGCCAAGGACGGAGCGTTCCCATACGACAAAGAACTGCTCAACCTGCTCATGCAGACAGGCAACATGAAGGCTATGAGCCGAGAAACGGGCATCCCGTACAGGTCCATCATTTACTCCATCGAACAGGCCAAGGCCAAAATCAAAACCGCAATCGAAGCCAATGGATATACTGGTTTTTCCAATCCTGATTAGTGCACTCGCTACCCTTGCGGTCGTGGAGTTCCGGGTCCTGCCGGGATGGTTCTACGCTTTGCCCTTTGCGAAGCGGAAGCCGTTTTCGTGCATGACCTGCTTCGGGTTTTGGCTTGGCTTTGCCCTGACCCTGCCAACCTGCCAATGGTACTTGGCCCCTATCCTTGGGCTTGCCTCATCTGCCACCGCAATTTTACTCCGAGAATGGACCTTCAAATGACCAACGACCAATTCATCGTGGCCCAAAAGCACAGGAAGTACTGGGACCAATATGTGGCATCGCTGACCATGCGACTGCCACCCGATGCGGTTGGTGAACTGCAAGCCATCCTCACGGCTCATGGACGACCGCCTACGAATTGGTGGTGCGCTGACTGCGTAAAATCAGCCCTTCAATACATTTACCTTCAAGCGGACTTGTTTGCCGAAGTTAACCAAAACACCGTTACAATCCCACTAAGCAATGCCCCTGCCAATCCCGAACAATAACGAAAGCAAAGAAGGCTTCATCGGTCGTTGCATGAGCAATAACCAAACCAATGCGGAATTCCCCGATACGGCTCAACGGCTTGCGGTTTGTGGCTCAACGTGGGAGAATCACAAAAGGCAGCAGTTCGAGTCATACTCCGACTACGGCCAAGAGATTCGGTCGAATGCTAAGCGAGGGATTGAGTTGAACGAGCGGAACGGCAACAAGTGTGCGACGCAAACAGGCAAGGTCAGGGCGCAGCAACTTGCCAACGGGGAAGCCATCTCGGTTGAAACCATTAAGCGGATGCACTCCTACCTGTCAAGGGCCGAAACCTACTACGACAACGCTGACGACACCTCGGACTGCGGTTACATCTCATATCTCCTTTGGGGTGGCAAGTCGGCTTTATCATGGAGCAGGAACAAACTTCGGGAACTTGGCGAACTCGAAGGCTAAAGACGATGACGAGGCACAAGTGCAGGCTCGGATGGATTCGCTGATGATGGTCATCACGACCCTCTGCGACTGCATCGGAGCGGTGGACGATTCCAATGCCCCGAACCAGTACGAAGTGAAAATGAAAATCGTAAACAAGATTAGCGACCTAATAGACAAAATCGAATACTGATGCAGCGAGTACCCATAGGCACAATCAAGAACAACCCGAACAACCCAAGGGTCATCAAGGACGACAAGTTCAAGAAACTCGTGCAGTCCATAAAAGACCTACCCGAAATGGCCGAGGTTCGTCCTGTTGTGGTTAATACCGATATGGTTGTGCTTGGAGGCAACATGAGGCTCAAGGCCATGCGTGAGGCTGGATGGAAGGACGTGCCGATTCAAGTCGTGGATTGGGACGAGGACAAGCAAAGGCAGTTTATCATCAAGGACAACGTAAGCGGAGGGGAGTGGGATTGGGATATGCTTGCCAACGAATGGGACACCGAGGAACTGCAAGAGTGGGGTCTTGACCTGCCGGGCTTTGACTTAGACGCAAATGGCCTTGGGGAGGACTTTACTTTGCCTAATGGAGATAAGGCTCCGTTTCAGCAAATGACCTTCACACTTGCGGATGAACAGGCAGAGCAAATAAAAAACGCAATAGCCGAGATAAAGCAAACCGAGGAATATAAGTATGCCGAAACGATGGGCAACGAAAACAGCAACGGGAACGCTTTGTACTTAATAGTTATGCAATGGGCCGAGCAAAGGAAATAGTAGTCAAAGTCATACCTGCAAAAATTGCTAATGAGTTTGTAAAGAAGCATCATTATAGCGGGAAAGTGGTAAATATGTCAAGCCTGCACTTTGGGTGTTTTTTAGACATGCGCCTTCATGGAGTGATGAGTTATGGCCCACCAATGGATAAAAGAAATGTTTTAAAATTAGTGAAAAGCAATAACGTTACATTAAACTCAAAATGGAACGAAATGCTTGAACTTAATAGAATGGCCTTTGATGATTATTTGCCAAAGTACTCCGAGAGCAGGTGTATATCCATAAGTGTAAAACTTATCAAAAAGCATTCACCTCAAATTAAGTGGTTACTTTCATACTCTGATGCAACGCAATGCGGGGACGGTACAATATATCGAGCAAGCGGTTTCTCATTGACTCAAGTAAATAAAAATTCCACAATTTACAGGCTTGCAAGTGGCGAAGTAGTAGCCAAAAGAGGCGACAGTAAATACGATTTTACGGGAAGCAAAGCAATCAATGGGTTTCAAAATAGATATATTTACTTAATTGACAAAACCTGCAAAATAACCGTCCCTATCTTGCCATTTAGCAAAATAGACGAGATGGGTGCTGGAATGTATAAGGGGCAGCGAGTATCTTTGCAAGAAAGAAAACAGGCGCAGGAAGTTCATCAGGTTGAACAGTTGGCATCCAGCCAAAAGGAAGGCGGTTCAAATCCGACCCCTGCGCTCAAAACATCGTGACTACATCGTGGCAACGCAAGTACCAGCAAGGAACGGTGGAACGCTCACAAGGCCGGATAAAGGGGAAACGATGAACCCCAATGGTCGTCCACGCAAGTACGTCAGCACCTTGGTTGACCAAGGTTACAAGCGGTCCGAAATCAACGACACCATCCAAAACATGATGGCTATGACCTTGGAGGAAGTCAAGGCGGTTTGGGACAACCCAACGGCAACGGTCCTCGAAAAGACAATCGCCTCGGCCATCCGCAAGTCCATTGAGAAGGGAACGCTCTACTCGATGGAAACGCTGCTCTCACGGGTATACGGTCAACCCAAGCAGGAGGTCGCTGCAACCATATCGCCTCAACCAATTTGGCAGGGCGTAAAACTACAAGTTGACACCAACCACAACGGCAATCAAGATTGATGGATTCCGCAAGAGAGTCCGAATAGTCCAAGGCGGTTCATCGGCAGGCAAGACCTTTGCCATCCTGTCCCTGCTCTACTCCTATGCAGCCAACCCCGAATGCGGTCCGCTTGAGATATCCGTAGTTTCCGAATCCATCCCCCACCTTCGCAGGGGTGCGCTCAAGGACTTCCTCAAGATGCTCAACATGACAGGGCTTTACCAAGAGGAACTTTACAACCGAACGCTACTCCGATATGACTTTCCGCATGGCTCCTACATCGAGTTTTTTTCCGCTGACCAAAGCGACAAGATGCGAGGGGCAAGGAGGGACGTGCTGTTTGTGAACGAGGCCAACAACATCACATGGGAAGCCTATCACCAACTGGCTATCAGGACAAGGACCGCCATCTACATCGACTACAATCCAGTCCGAGAGTTCTGGGCGCATACCGAATTGATGCAGGATATCGATGCGGAGTTCCTGCTTGTTACCTACAAGGACAACCAAGCCCTTGACCCTGCCATCATCCGAGAGATTGAGAAAGCCAAGGCCAAAGCCGAAACGTCAGCCTATTGGGCGAACTGGTGGAAGGT